TTTAATCCTGCCAAAGTTCCAAAAGTAACTACATTGACAGTACTATTGTTAGAAGCTGTATCTTTAGCCAATCCAAAGCATGGCATTTTATTTGAATCGTCCGCATCTGCTATTCCTACTATTGGCTTATTGCCTGAAACATCAAAACTAGATATATATAATGGGTCACCTTTCGTTATATCTTCTCCTGCTTTTGCTTGAAACTCTGTTGCTCCTCGCAAATCTCCTATTAATGTTGTAGCTTCAATTTCTCCATTAATATTTATATTACCTGTACCAGTAATATCACTAGAGTTTAAATCTAAATTACCTCCTAGTTGTGGGGTTGTGTCTTCTATTACATCTGCTAATTTTGTATCTTGTAGCAACTTTCCTTGATTAGCTGATAGTGGTTTGTCTATGTTAGTTGAAACTAAATCATTAATTACATCAGTTGACTTTAACATATTTGTTAAATCTCCTAACCTTAACCAACTTGAACCATCGCTATAATAAAGCCCTGCGTGTTTTTTATTAATAAAAGCAACTCCAGAATCTTTTAAAACAATATAAATATCATTTGCACTATTTATAGCAGAGGGTAATTGAGAAAAATATTCTACCTCACCACTTATTAAAATCTGTGCTGATAATTGCGATTCTGTAATTCCTTTGCTTAATATTCCCATTTTAAAATAATATTGTTGCTACTTCATCTTTAGTAAAGACATCGCCAGTATTACTATAATCATCGTCTAAGTGATTTGTTTTAAATTGTATAACAACAGAAGCACCATTCCAATTTGAACACATTGCTTTTATTCTCATAGTTGGGTCTTTATCAACCGTGTTAGTATCTTGAATAAATAATTTTATATTAGAAGAAGGAGTACCAACTATTTTAAATTTTAATTTTTCATTTTTATTACTGTTAAATAAAAACTCTGCTCCAGATTCTGCACTGTCTATAACTTTTTTATATGTACTCATCCTTATTTATTCAAATTTAACCAAATTATTACGAATCTCTTACACCGCTACTAAAAGCAGGACTAAAAGCAAGAGACAAATTCCAATCTATTAGATTGATTTCTTCTATTGTCTGTGCATCGTTTATTTCTTTTATTTTCGTAGCTTCTTTGTTATACACTAAACTTCTTTGTGTAGCAATTATGCCTACAAGATTTTTTAAATCATTTACTGTCATTGTAACTGAATTACCACCAGCATCTAACCAATTATAATTATCTTGATCTAATATTATTGCTCCAGTCATGTTGCTTACTGCTTTTTCGCTAGATATAAAATCTTTATTGTTATAACTAACATTTAAATATAAGTCTATTTCTTTAGCTTTTTTTATTTCTGCTATTTTATCTTTTTTAGCGTTCTCAAGTAATTCTGCTGGCGTAAATTCTGGATCAGGAGTATTACCCTCCGCTATCCAATCTTGAACCTTTTTATAATCTGAATTAGTTGAATCTTTAGGTACTGTTGTTGATCCGTTTACTAAGTAACTATTTTCTAAATCTTTAACTGTTTCTATGTTCATAATTTAATTATTAAAGTTCTGCATTAGCTATCCAAGATGAGTCAAAATGTCTAGTAAATCCAGACCCACTAGGACTGATATTTATTTGAAACGAATTAACACTAACACCCGCACCTGTTGCTATCGTAGATATGTTAGTTGCATTTTGAAGAGTTACAGACATACTGGCTAAAGCTCTTTTACTTACTTTGAAGTTTTGATTATAAACTAGATTACTACCATCAGTATCTCCAGAAAAGCCAGTCAACCCAGTTTCATAATACCTATAAGATAAATTTTCTTCTTGCTGAATACTCCTTTTTTCAAATTCAGTTGCTACGCTTCCAGCTTCAACTTGAACACTCGCAATTCTAAAATCATTTGAAACATTATCACAAGCATTGACTTGATTAGAGGTTCCAAAATAATTTCCTGTTTGCCAAGATCCAGCTGTAGTTTGAAATGTTGACCCAGTAGCTAGAAGGAATGCAACATGTAAACCGATACCATTATTATAATTCCAAGTACCAGCACTAGGGGAAGATGAAACTGTTATTGTTTTATATTCCCATGTATTCGCTGAATTAATAGTATATTCTGCAACATAACTTCTATCAACACCAGTATTTCTAAAAGCTGCACAATATGTTCCAGTTTTTGTAGCCTTTACCCAAAATGATAAAGTAAAAGTTTTTTGTGCTATTGCTTGAAAATTATAACCCTCTATTTTTTGTTCTATTGCTGCATAATCTCCAGCCCCAATTGAAGAGTCAATCGTTGTGCAATCAATAAGTAGTGAATTTGGAATATATCTTCCTGCTTGTGTTACTGTTGGAACATCTGAATTTTGCGATATATCGTGAACCATTGCACCAGATTTTATATATCTAAAACGATCTGATGTATATGTATCGTTGCCAACAGAAGTAAAAGAAGTTCCTCGTTGTGCTATTTCAAAGTCTCCGTTTATTATTAGGTTTTTATTACCTTTTTGCTTAACTGCATCCCTTAAAACAAAATCAGTACCATCATAAATAACTTTTACATATTGGTTTATTGGTAAATCACCAAATCCAATATCTAATTTAGAGCCTGCACCATCATATTTTTTAATGTCTTTAGCACCTATTGCACTAACATTCAAGGTTGATGCTCCTGTATTAGTTGCATTAACTTTTAGGTTAAATTCCATACCTGTCGCATAAGCTGTAATAGCAGGAGATGGGTTAGCTGTGTAAGTATCTGCTGAACCTCCAAGAGTTCCTAAAGTTCCGTATGAGTTATCTTGCACTTGACCTAATGCGATTGAGTCAGTTCTTGCTGAACCATTGGCAATCCCTGTTATTTTCTTACTATTAAAAGGTATGTTGGCTGTGATTGTTGTTTGACCGTCTTTTGCTATTGAGTTTGATAAACCTGTTGCAAGTCCGTCAAATTCTCCGTCCATTCTTGAAGCTTCGATGTCAATTCCATTTCCTGCATCTGTTGTCCAGTTGTAAATTCTATTAAATGTTCCTGATCCGTTTCTTGGCATAATTTTATAATTTATTTTCTAGGTTATGTAAAATTAGTTTAAAAGTCAATTACAATCCCACCTTTTTAAAGCTAATCCTTTTCTAGTTAGTTTTCCATTTTTAGAAGTTGCTCCTTTCATTCCTGACATTCTAGCACAAAAAGACTTTCTTCTTCCTGCTGCTGTTTTACTTTTGCTTGCTTGCTTAGCAGTAACAGGTGCTTTTAAATTGCTTCCAGTTGCTTTATTATATTTAGCTCTACCTTTAGCTGTCAATCCTCCTTTTTTGGATTTTTCACCTCTTCCTATTGATAAATTAACTGATTTCTTTCTCATTTCTTTTTGTATGGTTTAGCTGTTTTTTTAGCTTGTTTAAATGCTTTCGCTGTTGGTGCACCTTTAGCACCCTTTTTTCTCATAGTTTCACCGCTACCAGCTTTTATTCTTTTTCTTTTTGCGTGTATGTTTGCATATAATCCCTTTGGCATAATTTTATAATTTATTATTAATCATTTTGCAAAGCTTGAGAACCTAATAACTCTGGTCTTAAAGACCTTACAAAATCTTTTAATATTCTTTGTTGTGTTTTACTTTGTTCTTTATTTATTATATTCTGCAATGCTTCAATTCCTTTTTCTCTATTTACTAATATTTCTGCGACTTGTTTTGCATTTTTTTTATTAAGTCCTGCAGCTCTGTTTCTTAAAGCATTTACAGTTACTCTTAGCAATTCAGTTTTACCTCCTCTTGCAACCTCCGCACCACTTACTATTTTATCTAATACATCGTCTTGAGATAAATTAAAGTCTGATCTACCACCTCCTAATACTTTAAATCTAGTATCAGCCGCCGCTATCTCTTCTTGCATTCTCTTTTTAAAATCTGTAAATTTCTTTCCATCTCCTAAAGCTGCTTTTATTTTATCTACAATACTTAAATCATTAAATATCTTTTTAGCAGGATCATTACCTATTGAAGTATTTCTAACCACTCTATCTAACCCCTCTCTAAGCCCAATTCTAAAAGCGTCTTTCTCTGCAACACTCATTTCTTTTATCATCCTTTTTACTTGTTCGGCAGTTATTCCTTTTTTTACTATATCTAAACCCTGTTCTTGTGCAGTTTGCATTGAAGCAAAATCACTAAATACTTGTCTAGCTTTTTTATAATCTGGATTGAGTTGGTCAAGCTTACTTACTAACTCTTTTTTAATTTTAAATAATATTTTGCTCTTTTCTCTTTTTCCTTGTATGATTGCTTTTGCCATCTTATCACCTAACACTTTTTTAACAGCGTCAAGCATTACTATTGAGTTGTCAGGAATTCCTTTGCCAACAGCCTTAGACTCTTCATAAATCTTTTTTAAATTTTTTATTTCCTTTGGTGTATGTCCTGCACCTATTATAACTTCTTCCTTTGGAGGTATAAAGTTTAAAAAATCTTCAAAACTTTTAAATTGCTTCGCTTGCTTTACCAAAGGGTCTTTTATTTTACTTGGTGGTGGTCCTAACCTATACTCCTTTCTAGCATCCGCAATATCTAGTACTATCTTACGGAATAGTTCTTTATTTTTTTTTATATTTAAAGTTGTGCCTTGATCGAATGCTTTTTTGTACAAAGGTGATGCCATTTCGCTTCTTGCTTTTGCCAAATCGTCTATATTACCAAAATAAGCCCCTACTGGTGATATATCTTTTGACAATTGCTCACTAACTCTCTTTACTGCTCCAAAACTTCTTTGATCTAATGCATCGGTAACTACATCTTTTGCTTGTGGTAATTTTGCGATGCTTCTTGTTAATCCTTTTACTTCATCTCCTGCTACATCTGGAATAACTGAAATTTTACCTTCTTGTAATTTATCTAATATTGGTTGAGCATCTTCTGGTCTTATGCCTTTTGCAAGTATATCTTCTGGCTTGGTTGCTACAAATTGCCTTTTTACTAATCCTGCAGTGCCTTTTATTGTTTTGCCTGCACCAAGTAAAGCTCCACCAGTTAGACCGCCCAACCCTGCACCTAATGCTACTTGCTCCACTCTTTCTTTTGCCGTTCCTTTTTCTGTCGGTTCTATAAGTTCTGCTGCTGCACCTCCTGCTATACCTCCTCTTATTAATCCCATGCCCGCACCTACTGGTAAAGCTGGTGCAATACCTCCTATAAAACGCCCTACCTTTCTTGCTGTTGGATCATCTTTTTCTAATTCTTTTTCTTTAGCTACTTGTTGCCCTATCTTTCCTGCAAATTCTTCTTGTCCTAATAGTTCAGCTCCTAATTGTGTTGCACCTACTGCCGCCCTGCCTAATCCTTCAGTAAATCCTGCTAACCCCTCTACTGTCGCAGTTCCTATTTTAGAGAGTAAAGATTTATCTTTTTGAATAAAATCTTCTTGACCACTTAACAACCCTCTATTAATCAATTTTTGTGTCAACTGCTCTTTGGTAGTACCTTCTGGCACATTTTTAATTATTCTTCCATCTGGCAATCTTATATCAGGCATTATAAATTATTAAAATCAATTATATTACTATCCTCTTTAGAAATTCCTTCTAATTTCTTTTCTTCTTTTATACCTAATTTTTTATTAAAATCAGATAAAGTATACTTTTTACCTTTCCAACCTTTTAAAGTTCCTTTTTCTTCAAAGTATCTTGAAGCACTTTCTTTTGATCTTGCTGCCTTATCCATCTGTTCAATTAAAGAGTTTACTCTTTTAGCATTTTCTTTTTCGGGTAATCTTTCATCATAAGCCCTAGTTATTAATCTCTCCCCCTCTTTTTGTGTGAATTGTGCACCAAGAATTAATCTTAAATTTCTTTGAACAACTTCTTCAACTCTTTGTTTTGTAGATAATGCATCTGGGTTTGTAAATGCTAATATTGTATCTGGTACAAAACCGAATCCAGGACCCGTTAAATTTTTCTTACTATTTAAAAGGTCATCGCTTACTGCTCTTAATTGTAACATTTGTTTTTTAACGTCTGCATACCCTCCTTTTGCTCTAAAATCCACATATTCTTTTGCAAACTCTTTGTCGGCTGCTTTTTGCCCTTCTGATAATTCTAAATCTTTAGCTTTACCCTCCTTTACCTTACTTCTTAATGGTTCGCCTTGTGTAGTTTTTATTGGTTCTGCTGTTCCAGTTTGTGGATCAATCCTTACAAAACCCCCTTCGCCCTCTCTTATATCATATTTTGGTGCGGCAGGTGTAGTTAGTTCAGATTTAATAATTTGTTGAACAAGAGCATCTTGACTTGCAGGAGACATTAAGTCAGCTAAGTCAGGAGATAATCCTTGTTTTTCTAGCACTGCCCCCATCTTCTGTTTTCTCAATTCTTCTTGTTGCATTAGTTTATCTCTAGCTTTCTTTTCAGCAAAAGCACCTATTGCAGCAGTTCCTAGTTGTGCCGCTAATACTCCATAACCACCTCGAGGATCAAAACCTTCTCCACTTACTGCAGATTGTGTTATTTGTCCTGCTCTCGCTAATTCTTGTTCTAGTAGTTTTCTATTTATCGCCATATTCTTTTTTATTTATAATATAAGGTATAACATCAATTTTGCTGTAATCTACCATATAATAACCATCTTTTTTACTAACTGCATCAGGATTAATTTTTAACACCTCTTGAGCCATAGTTCCAATATGGTTTGGAGTTTTTGATTCTTCACCAATATAACTAAATTGATAAATACCTAAACCACTTGGTGATTCTCCTAATTTATGAATATTTTCTTTTAGTCTTTCGTCAGAAAAAGCCGATATACCAGCACCACCAAGATTTCCTAAAGCCCCGATCATTGCATTTCTTTTGTCTGCCGATCTTTGTTTTCTCATTTGTTCGCCTTCAAAAGCTCTGTTTAAACCAGCCTGCTCCGCACCAAACAAATCTAATCCACTAAATTGAGGTTGGAATTGTCCAAAACCTACACCTCCTACCTGTGCATTACCAAGTAAGGATGCTAATTCGTTAAACCTTGCCGATCTTTGAGCCTCTGCTGTCTGTACTGATTCAAAAGATAGTTGTTGCAACTGCCTACCTTGTGAAGATTCTAATCTGTTCAATTCTCTTGCGTATGCCTCACTGCCTGCCGGAATGCCTCTATCTGCCAAAGATTGCTCTAGTTGCTCTCTTTGTTCTGTAAAAGCTGGCTCTAGTAGTTGTCTGCCTTGTTCAAATCTTGCCTCAGGATCTGTATCAGATAATTCTACACCCTGTAATTGTTCTGATAAACTTCTTGCTAATGCCTCCTGTCTTCCTCTTTGTCCTGCTTGAAATTCTGATTCTTCGATTCTTATAGTATTTGTTAAGGGGTCGTATATTTGTTTTCCTCCTGGACCTTCAATATTAGGATTATTTAATAATAAGTCTTTTTGCTGTTCTGGTGATAAGTTCCTAAATAAATTAGCTGTCGCTATCTGTTCTCTACTGAGACCCGCTAAAGATGTTGATCCTTTTTTTCCTTTTATCGCCCCTCCTATACCTGTTCCTCCTTTTCGTGAAGCTGCCCCACCTGCTAAAGCAGCAGCCCCTAAACCTATTACTGCAGCTGTTGAAATTGCCATAATTAAATAATTTTAGTTAAATTTACCATTCCTTTTTCTGTATTGCTGTAACCACTATCTATCAACTTTCTGATAAGTGATTCATTTTTTACAGAAGAGAATAAAACATTAAAACCTTTTAGTTTTGCATATTTACTTGCAAAATCTACTAAATGAGTAAAACACTCTTTTCTCTCTTTTTTGCTAGCTTGTTTATTAACAACAAACCATTCTAATAATAATATATTAGAATTTGTCTCATATAGCCACGCATTGCAAATATTCTTTTCTTTGTCTGAAATCATTATGCCAAAATCTGGTAAAGAAGCAAGTGGTATTATTGGAAAATTCCAAGATTTCCACCAGTTACTTATTTCTTCATAATACTTGCCTTTTGGTATAATTTCACTTTTCATAAAATATTATTAACTGTTACGCTATAGTCAGTTCTATACCAACTAAGCTGTTGACCATTTAAGGCAACAAAAATTTTCATACCTAAAGCTACACCTTCACCAGAAGTTACAACTAACTCGTTCCTAATTGCACTTACAGGAGACCAAGGAGACCCCCAAGGAGACCCCCAAGGAACGCCAGAGGAAACACTGCTTACATCTTGGGTTACTGCTCTTGCTCCATAATCAAAACTAATAGATGTGTTTAAAACAACATTACCATCAACATTAATTATATTTCTAAATTCATTCACTACTTTTTCTTGTGGTGAACCTAAATCAGAATAAGCAGCCTGTACTGTGCAAGGAATATTGCTCCCATTATCACTTAAACCATCATCTGCTTTCATTATAGATCCATCTTCTCCAAAATACAAACTGCTATTATACAATCCCCAAGTTCTTGCATTCATATTTGAAAACTCAAATCCTGCTCCTGTAATTGTATTTAGACCATATTGTTTGTAAGTTGAATTAGTCGCAACTGGTACATTAAAAAACAACCAACCACCTATTGAAGCCTTTGCATATAAAACAACCTCCCAACCATAATTAGAAGAATAAAAATTAGCAGAGTCTAAAGCTACACCTGATAACTTAGTTTGAGAAGTTACTGCCCCACCATTCTTAAATACTTCTGAGAAAAATACAAAGTCTGTACTTGTCATTATTGCAACATCTCCACCTACTTTTATAACTGATCTAACACTCAATGGAGATCCTATTTTATATATACCTATTAAATTCCAGTTGTTAGCATCAGAAGGATCAGATCCATCATATAATATAGCAGTACCACTAGACATTATGAAAAGGGCATAATCATCAACTCCGTCTCCTCCATCGTGATTCCAAGTTGCCATAGCAATTAAATTACCCCCATAAGGAGCTATACCAGCAAGATCAAATTTAGTAAAAGATCCTTGTATTGCGTTTGTTGCTCCGTAAAAAAAACAAGAATCATCAGTTGACCAAGTATAAAGCCTATTTTTATGAACATTGCAACCGTCTAATTCTGTTGCCGTTAATCCTGTACCATTTATAGTTGAATTACTTAAACTAGTGCCATTATATACTTGAGGAGTATTCACTCCATTAAATAATAATAAATTGCCATTCATGCTTACTGTTTGCCATCTGGCATTTGCAAATCCTGATCCTAAGTTAGTTATTGAGGAGGGGTTTGTGACATCGTTTATTTCATCTGAATTTGCACAAATAAATTTCTTAATTGTACCATCTCTTAATTCTGCTAAAGTTTCTACATCACCGTTTAATCCTGTTGCGTATTCTGAATATCCTTTTCTTGTTACTAATTTACCTTGTGAAGGAAACCAATTTCTCATTTCTGGAGCGTCTGTAGCTTCCATTTGTGATAAAGAATCTCTACTATTAAGACCACCAGTTGGTGCGGCAACATTAGTTCTTAATGCCTGCCCTACTCGTTCTTGTTGTAATCCTGGATATTGTCTTAATATTTCTAATACCATTAAATTGTTATGATTTCTGGATAACCAATTTTACCATTTCTTAATCTTGTTGCTTTGTGTCTGACGGTTTGCCTTCCTGCATTAATCGACATTCTTTCAGCTAGTGCTAAATTAGCTGTTCTTTGATCTTCTGCGTATGGTCTGCCTTGTACTTTTAACAAGTTCCAAGTTGCATCTAACTTTAATATATATTCATCTATTATAGGAATATCCGTATCAGCAAGCCAGCTAGGTTGAGCAGTTCCTCCACTACTTTTTACTAGATTACTGCTTACATATTCAAAGACATACCCATTTGTTGAGGTTGGTGTAGGGTATATTAAGATTTCATTACTTCTGACCCTGTAATACTCTAAAACTGCCCCAGATCCTACTGTACTATTTACCAACTCCCTCCAATCTTGAGGAGTGGTAGATCCAATCATTTCTCGCTTGGCAGTTGTATTCCAAAAAGAATTATTTACTATCCTGTCAAAATCGCTAGGTAAGTTATAATTATTTTGAGATGCAACCGCATTAAAACTGTATTCTTTTAACAACTCTTGCCAGTAATAAGATCTAGCAAGGTTGACTATTGATCTTTTAAGCACCTCCAAGACTTGAACGGCAACTGTTTGGTTGTTACCTACAATTGTTGTTGGTACTGTCGCAGACTTAGTCTGTTGCAGTACTTCTTGTGCGATACTTAAAAGTGTCATTATTTTTTATTTAAAAAGTTTCGTAAATCAATAAAAACTTGATAAGCCTTTGGAAATCTTTTTTTATCTTCTATAAAAAAACTATCTCCTAATTTATTAGTAAATTTTTGTTCTCCTGTAGGTCTTATTAATTTTGTATATTTATCATTATAATTATAAATAGATATATATTCTTTTACAATTTCGTTATTATTCTTTGTTTTTATTGATTTTTCAAAAAACGCTACATTCCATCCGTTTTCATTGATAAATTCTGCCTTATCTTTACTAACTATAGTTTCGCCTTTTTTTAACTCTCTTTTTGTCATATTTTTTTAATTAAGTTAGGGGTTTCTACTCCCCTAACAGGTTTTAGTTGTCTTTACCGTCTCTAACAAAAGGTCTTGCAATCTCTAATTCTGCTAAACCAGTCGATGGAGTGTCAATAGCAGAAGCTCCTTTGCAATTACTTATGTAATCACCAGCAACATCAGCATCATCAATAGTACCTGCTGTTGAGGTCAAATAGCAATCAGCATTATCAGCAAAAGAAGCTGCTACTTTACCAACTGCTTTACCGCTGATCTGATACCAACCATATTGGTTAGCTACATTAATAGATAATGCAAAAGCTACTGAACCGATTGCATTTGCAGAGGCTAAAGTTGTTGAATAATCATCAGGATTATATACAACTGCTGAACCAACGACCGTTGATGCAACACCTTTTAAATAAATAAACTCACCAATACCATAGTCAGTATCTGCTTTATCTACTGCTTTGATAATAGTTCCTAGAGGAAGATTTTTAACTGTTGAAGTTTCATCTATCTTTTGTGGATTTATTGTGTTTTCTATACTTTTAAAATTTGACATTATTTGAAATATTGCGAGGGGGATTACCCCCCTCTTGTTAATTAGTCTATCATTACACCATGTACTCTTGCATTATCAATAGTTAGGTTCATTAAGCCTGTCATTGGTAATACATAAACATCTTGGTTTACTGGTCTAGTTACCTCCCCTTTTTCCAAGAAGTCTCCTAAATGTTTTAACTTAATATGTTCAGAATTTAAGAAATACATATGATTAGCAGGACATTCTGGATCATAGTAAACATCAGCTCCTTTGTATTGTAATACATCGAAACCTGCGTCAGCTAATTTACTGCTAGCTACTCTTTGGATAGTCTGTAAAGAATCTTCATAAAATCCAAAGTTTATATCATCAGCAGTTATCAAATCAATCTGTTTACCAGCTTGAGCTTGACATCTTCTGTAAAGGCTATTCATTGCTTTTCGAATAGTTGTTGCATCTTTAGTTACTGACTCCACTGAAAAATCATAGATTTTGTTTCTAAAAAAAGCACCTTCAGTTGAAGCTCTATCGATACCGCCTACCGTTCCAGATGTTGGATCATCAGCAACTAGTAATTGCAAACCGCCAATTTCTTGACCACCTGTACCAGTGCCATCTGAATAAATAGCAGATCCTAGTATATTTTTAATTGAGCTTTCTAAGTTTTTAACTTTCTCCTCCATTAAATTTACAATTCTTTCTTTACCAGAGTTTTGTTTCATTTCCTTACCAGACATTGAAATAGTACCAGTAATGATTTTTTGTTCAAAATCTGCTGCGGTAATGACATCTTGGATAGTGGTGTCAAAAGTATCAAATTCACCCTGAAATTGTACTGTTCCATTTGAAGCATAAGTTAGATTTTCTCTAAAAGCTACACCACCAGATTCTTTAATTACATTTCCCTTTTCTTTTAGTCTTATAAATAAAGGGTGGAAATTTTCGATATTGTCAATAACTTCTTTTTTATAGTTATTTAATGTCGTTGTCAATATCTCCGAAATATTAGGATTAGTCATTTTTAAAATTTATTAAAATTATTATTAATAAATGTTTAAAGATTATGCAAAAAGTTCAGAAATAGCCTTAGAGTTTAACTCTTTGGCGGAAAGGTTTTTATTGCCACTGCCTACGCTAGGAGAATATTTTTTATTTTTCTTCACTTTCTCAAGAGCTTCTTTTTGTTTAATCTTCTCTTTTAAAAGTAATTCTTGCCTTTGCTCTCCTTCTAATTCATCATCAAGTAACACTGCTTTATTATATGCCTTTTCTAAGGTCATTGTGCCGTTTTGATCTGCTTGGAATAACAAAGACATATTCTTTCTAACTCTTTCAAAATAAGGATGTTTTAAACTTCCATCTTCATTTTGACTTTGTGCAAAGCTTGTTAATTCTTTTTGCACCGTTTGAGCTTGGCTTACCGCTTCCCGTTCCTTTAACTCTTGCAATTGTCTCTCAACATTTTCAAGTTGTTTTTTTTGCTTTAGCTCTTGCTCTGTTAGATATTCATCTTCATTTTCTGCAACAGGGTTATTTTGCTTCGAGGTTAGCTCCTCTATTTTTGCTCGCATTTCTGCCAACTCTTTCCTAGTATTCCCGAGTTCAAGACTTCTACGATCAAAATCTACTCTTCTTTTTTTGGTAGCTTCTACTGCTTCTTGTCTTAATTCAGGGTCTTTAATTTTTTTGACGAGTTCTTTTTCTTCCTTAGTCCAACCACTGGTTAATCTAATAAATTTAAGCTCCTCCTCTGGATCTTCTGATTCTTCGGTTGGTGCGTTTTCTGCATCAACTTCTGTATCATTATTTTCAATATTGTTTTCTTGAACAGTTTCTTGATTCTCAATTTCTTGAGTTTCGTTATTCTCTTCCAGAATTTCAGCTAATGAATGGCTGTTTTTTTCTAATGTATCTGACATAAAAATATTTAAAGATAATTATTTTAATAAGAATAGATTATGTAAAATTAATTGTCAAGGTTATGTAAAATTAATAATCTTTTATATGGCAATTATTTATTTTTAAATGATTTAAGTATCCGTTTTTTGTAGTGTAAACCTTATTATCAACATGGCTTTCAATTCCTCCATGCTTAGAGATATAACCGTCTATTGTCAAATCTTCTCCGCAAGCAGGCATCTTTTTTTGTTTTGATGCTCCGCCTTTTCCGTATCCATCAAATACCCATTGCTTTTTCCCGTCTATAGTTTTTAAAACTTTTCTAGTCATTTTTTATATGCTTATATTTCTTGAGGGGGAGAAACCAAAAAACCACCTCTCTTTTGGAATAATTATATAATTAATGTTTTTAGTTTGGTCAAATTCTATAGCATGTATAGGATTATTTTTTAATTTTTTTCTTATTGACTTTTCTAAGTTTTTAAGTTTTTTATCCAATAATCTTAAATCCTCCTTTTGTTCTTTTGTGCAATTAGTCATTTCTTATTTGTTCGTTAAGTCGTTGTGTTCTTGATTCGATTATTTCTTCTGGTGATGGTGCTACTTTTTCTAAAACTTTTGCTTGACGATCTGCCGCCTTGTTTGCATCTTCAAAATCAATTTTATCTTCAAATTGTCTTTGGTTTTGCAAGACTCTAGCCTTTTCAATATCTATCTTTTGTTGTTCTAAATTAATTTTAGCTTTTTCACTTTCTACTTTAAATTGAAACTCTCTCTCTTGTCTTTCGTTTTCTGCTTGTGCCAAGACTTCCTCTTGTGAGGGTTGCTCCTCTTCTTTTGCCTCTTCTGGCTTAGATAGTAAAAACTCTTCCAGATTTCTACCTACTTTAAAAGGTCTTGCTATAAACCCTAAAAACTCGTTAAAAGCATCTGGCTGTAATATTCCAGCTTGCACCAAAGGGGTAAATTGACTTGCAAAGTTTGTTACACTGCTAACAAATTCAAATCTTTCGGTCTTTTCTCTTTGTTGGTCAACCTCAATAGTGCTGTCAGTTTCAATATCTATTGAAAAAGATCTTAAAACATCATCTTTTAATATTTCATCTATTTTTTTTACTTGGTCTATCTCCATTGCAAAACCTTTCAATTCGTTTTGTGCAATTTTCATAGTCTTATCAAATCCTTTTTTGGCTTGTTGTTTTAACAATTCTACTTGTTGTACTTTTTCTGCACCTGACAAATTTTCTGGCAAGTTGTTTACTGCTTCTTGTAATAGCATATTCTGGTTGTCTTGTGCTGTTTCTGCAATATCTTTTAAACTTACTATTTGGCAACCGGAAATTTTTGCCAACTCTTCTATTTTGTAGTTTTCGCAAATTAACTCTGCCATAATTTCTATAGTGTCCTTTATCATAATGGCATTAGCTTTCTGTAAAGGTTGGATTCTACTAATAGCAAAATCGCCCTTGAGTCTTTGTGCTGTTGCCGTCTCGCTCGCTATACTTACACCCCTAACAATATCAGATAATCCCGTAATTTCTCTTATATTATTAATAATTTGTGCTTTTTGTTGTGTTAAAATGGTTATAGTGTTAGCAATAGGGACTATATCTTTTATATAAATTTGATTTTTAATATCTACGGTTGCACCTCCAGACATAGGGGCAAAGTCCCCGTCTTCTCCATTAAATAAATTTTGAACATCTTCATTCTCTGCAACTGAATTATAAACGCCTGTATATTTTACTTGCTCCGTTAAAGATCTTATTCTTTCATCTAAAATATTTAATTCCTCAGCTTGTGATTTATACATCCTATACAAAGGTATAGGCAATAATGAACTAGGGTCGCTATCGGTGCCTACTGGTCTAGCTATAGGGAAGAAATTGCTTAAATTATAAGGGTTTTGATCTACTTGAATAATCTTTTCTTGTGTGTACCATAATACTTGATCGTTTACCTTGTCCCAGATTTCCCAGATTTCTAAAGTTTCTAGTTTTCCATCATTGTCCGTTGAATCTGGCTCTAAATCTTTTGCATCTTCGCCAAACAATTCCAATAACTCTCCTTGTGTTTTATAAGATCTAAAAGCTAACCAATTTAAATCGTCCCAACTGGTCGCCGTGTAATCTGTTATAAAATTTTTATATTCT